CAAGTTATACATAGTAATTCACCAGTTTTCATACCATACAATTATGTTGCTTTTTCAAACGAAGGTTATTCGGCCTGTCCTTATGTTTATTCTTGTATTAATAAGATATCGAAATCCTGTGCAGGAATAGATTTATATGTAACCACGGAAGGCAAAGAAGTGGAAAATCATCCTTTACAGAAACTTATTGAAAAACCAAATCCTTTTGTAAGTGGAGTAGAATTTATTGAATCTTTATGGAATTACTTACTAATTAGTGGAAATACATACATTCAAAAAATAAGCGTTGGAAATTCAATAAGAGAGTTATACTTGTTAAGACCAGACAGAGTTCAAATAATACCATCAACGACAGGGGATAAGATATCTCATTACAGTTATTCAATAAATGGAAAGGTTATGAATATAGCACCAGAAGATATCTTACACATAACTTTGTTTAACCCATTAGATGATTATTATGGATTATCACCTATTCAAGTGGCTGCTCTAAGCATTGATAATAACAATGGAGCTAAGAAATGGAATACCTCGGTTTTACAAAATGCTGGTATGCCTTCAGGGATATTGGAGTTTGCAGAGAAGCTTGAAGAAGATGATTACAATAGAGTTACTGAAGCTTACAGGAATGATTATGGAGGATTTAAGAATGCTGGAAAAATCATAGTAATAGATGGAACAAGAGATTCAGGAGTTAAGTGGACTCCTTTGAGTTTAAGTGCGCAAGAGATATCCTGGATAGAAGGGTTGAAGTTAAGCTCAAGAGAAATAGCATTAATTTTTAATATACCACCTGAATTAATCGGCGACACTGAAAACAAAACCTATTCAAACTACAAAGAAGCGAGGAAATACTTTTATCTTGAAAACATACTTCCCAATATGGATTGGCTTATAAGCAAGTTAAATAGCTGGCTTGGAAAAATGTTTAATGCTGAAATAGTATACGATAAAGATGATATTGAGGCTTTGTATGAAGGGCGTGAATTATTGTGGGATATGGCTATAAAAGCTAAGGATAGTGGAATAATCACACCTAATGAAGCAAGGGAACTAATAGGGTATACACCAGTATCAGGCGGGGATGATTTATATATGTCGGCTACATTACTACCTTATGCGAGTGTTAAAAGAGAAGTGCCTAAACCAACGGCTGAAGAATTAGAACAAGTAAATGAATAAAATAAAACTTTGGAATTACATAAATCGTAGAAGGCTAAATTATTACAGGAAGTTTCAGGACGAAGCTGAAAAGATTCTAAAGCGTGAAATAAATAAAATAGAAAACGAAACTTTAAAAGGGGATATAACGAATAGATTATCGGCTATTTTAAGCGAAAGCGAAAGCGAATGGACTAAATACTTCAGTGCCTTAAGCGACACTGTAATTAGAGCGTTTTTGAGTGTAGAAAAGAAAGCTGATGAAACAGTCATAAGAAACAAGATAAATGATTATCTCAAAAACTATTGCGGTAAACAAATAACGGGTATAACAGAAACATCAAGAAAACTAATAATGGATACTTTAGCAGATGGAATTAAACAAGGACTAAGTGGATATCAAATGAAAAAGCTTATTGAAGAAATAGTGGAACCTAAATATTACAATAGAGCTTTGACTATATCACGAACTGAAGTAGGAAGAGCTTCTAATTATGGAGCTACCATAGGAGCAGAAGTCGATGGTATGGACACAAAGGAATGGGTAGCTTGTATTGACAATCGTTGTAGAGAATCGCATGCTGAAGCGGATGGACAAAAGGTTGGAATAAATGAATATTTTGTAGTAGGTGGAGAATCTGTATTTATGCCTGGTGATGGTGGACCTGAGAATTCAATTAATTGTAGGTGCTGTGTAAATTTTCATAAATTAAAGGAACGCAAACCAGAAGCAGAATTAGAGGGTGAAGAAAAAGGAATTAGAAAATGAAAAATTAAAGCTTGACAAAATTAAAAATGTGATATAATAGGTGCGTATACCTATGAAAGGTAGGTGAATAAATGGAGTATAAGCAATGTAAATTGAGTGTTAAAGAGATAGGTGAAAGCTTCATAGAAGGTTATGCTTCTACATTTGGAAATATAGATTCTGGCGGGGATGTTATCCTTAAAGGTGCTTTTAAAAGGAGTTTAGACCATCATAAAGGAATATTCCCAGTATTCGATGGACATATGGGTAGAGAAATAGGACTTACAAAAGAAATGTATGAAGAAGACAGGGGACTACGATTTATTGCTAATTTATATATCAGTGAAGACCCAAAAATGGACTCTAAGGCAGCGAGAGAAGCTTACATACGACTTAAGAAAAGACAAGAATTCAATAGACCTCAAGGGGTATCAATAGAATACAAATCAATTCAGGAAGATTGGATGGAAGATGTTAGATACATTAAAGAAGCTAAACTCTATGGTTTTGCATTAGTTCCTTATCCTATGAACGAGGAAGCGTATGTTACTAATGTAAAATCTGCGACTGCTTTTCAAGATTTACCAGTAGATACAGAATCAGCGTGGGATGCAGATACAGCAATAGGAAGAGTTAGAAAATGGGCAGGTGGACCTGATAAAGACAGTATAGATTGGAGAAAATACAGTAAAGCATTCTTTTGGTATGATTCAGAAAATCCAGAAAGTTATGGAAGTTACAAATTACCATATGCAGATGTAAAAGATGGAAAACTGTATGCAATAGCAAGAGGTATATACGCAGCAGCAGCAGCAATACAAGGAGCAAGGGGAGGAGTTGATATACCTGATGAAGACATTCCTAAAGTTAAGTCACATATTTCCAAATACTATGAAAAACTGGATAGAGAAGTTCCTTGGAAAAGCATAGACCTTAATTTAGACGAGATATTAACAGAGCTTAAAGAAGGTAGAATGTTAAGCTCAGCAAATATTGAAAAACTGAATAATGTTATAAAAAAGCTTAAAGACACTAACAATGAAATTAACAAATTATATGAAGAAATAAACGCACTTCTCCAGGTGGCTACTCCAAAACCATCTGAAGAACTCGCAGACACAATGAGTAGCTCAGATATCCTACTCGTTAAATCGGATGAATTAATAAATTACATTAATGAACTGAAAGGAAGGTATGTTTAATGGATGAAAACGTTGAAAAAGTAAATCAAACTTTTGAAGAAATGAAAAAGTTATTGGATTTACAAGACAAAGAAATTCAAAAGTATGGTAGCGAGAGCGCAGAACTTAAATCTCAAATAGAGGAACTAAACAAAAGAATAGACGAATACGAGTTAAAGATGAAGCGACCAGCTTTTGAAACTACAAGTGACGACAATACCAAATTAAAACAGGAATTTTTCAAAGCAGTTACTCGCAGAGAACCTATCACAAGCGAGGAATTTAAAACATTCTATCCAGATATCGAATTAAAGGCTTTAAATACATTAGTAGACACACAGGGAGGTTATCTTGTCCCAACAGTAATTCTGAACGAAATAATTAAAAAGGTTACTGACTTATCTCCAATACGTGGATTAGCAAGGGTTAGAGAGATAACTGTCGGTAATACATTAGAAGTTCCTAAACAGAAAAATGGACTTACTGCAAGGTGGGTAGGAGAAACCCAGACTCCAACAGAGACTAATGCAACAACAGAATTCTTTGGATTTGAGAGAATTCCTACACATATGTGCGATACTAATCCTTTAGTAACCAGTGCTATGCAGGAAGATGCTGCATTTAACTTAGAGCAATGGATTAACGAGGAAATAGCTATTGCGTTTGCAAAATTGGAAGGTATAGCTTTTCTGTCTGGAACAGGAGTAAATCAACCAGAAGGATTGTTAACACGTGTCGGTGTAACAGAAGTTAAATCAGGCTCAAATTCAGGATTAACTGCTGATGGCTTAATCACTGCTACATACACTTTGAAATCTCCATATGTGCGTAATGCAAGATGGATAATGAAAAGAGCAACAATTGGTGAAATAAGGAAATTAAAAGACCCAGTAACAGGAACTTATATGTGGCAGCCAGGCTTAGTGGCTGGAGAACCTTCAAGTTTACTGAATATACCAATAGTTGAATGTGAAGATATGCCTGCAGTTGCTGGAGGCGCATTCCCAATAATTCTTGGAGATATCTATCAAGCATATTGGATTGTAGACAAACGAGCTATGACGATACTTAAGGATGTTTATTCATCTAAACCACTCGTCGAATACTACACTACTAAACGTGTAGGAGGACAAGTAGTTAATGAAGAAGCATTCTTAAAGGTAAAAGTTTCGGCTTAAGGAGGTATATAATGACTAAGGATTTACATCATCGTATTAACACTTTTTTGAGTTTAGCACCAATAAAATGCACTACTACCACTAACGGAACCGTTATAGACACTAAAGGCTACGAATCAGTTGAAATACTGTATGTAATTGGACAATCTGGAGATACATTAGGTAGTTCTGTCAAGATAACTCCATCATTACAAGATTCTGATGCTTCAGATAGTGGTTTTACAGATACTACTGAAATAATTGGAGAATTAACTGTAATTGATAGTGCAGATAAAGATGAAGTAATACAAAGGATTGGCTATAAAGGTAGGAAAAGATATTTAAAACCAATTCTAACATTTACAGGAACACATACCAATGGAACTCCGTGCTCAATAGTAGCAGTGTTAGGACACGCAAGAAGGGGATAATATGTTAGTAGAAATGAAAGTAACACAACAAGGCTCTCCTGATGGTATTACAGTAGTTTTGTATGAAAAAGGTATTAAGTATGATATACCTGACAGACTGGCTGAAATATTCTTGAATGAAGGTTGGGCTAAGAAAGTGAATTCTACAAAGGAAATAATACCAGAAGAGACAAAATAAATGATAATTACACTACAGGAATTAAAACAGTATTTACAGGAACCTTTGGATAGTTCAGAAAGAGACGGATTATACACTTCTTTAATTAAACGTGCAGAAAGCGTGATTATAAATGAAATAGGTGAAATAGAATTCAAAAAAATAACTAACGAGAAACATAAAATTGGGAAGTTTATAATACCTAAACGGCTTCCTATAATCAGTGTAGATGAAATAAGAACAGATGACGGCGTGATTGATACAAATAATTATTATACCTTTACACATTTTATAGAGATTGTGAATATACCAAATAGTGAATTTGTTTATTTAGATTATAGTGGAGGTTATGAGGAAATTCCTGAAGCTATCAAAATGTGTGCTTTACTGATTGTTTCTAACTGGCTTAACTTGAATCGTAATTTGCCTCCTGATTCTACAATAGATTATCGGATGAGTCAGGAGGCTAAAAATCTGTTAATACCATACAAAATGAGAAGGATACACATATGAGTGAATTTAAAATACAAACTAATACAGAAGAAGTTGTAAACGCATTAAAGAACATTACTCCACAATTAAAACAGGATTTGCAAAACGTAGTTAACGATGTTTCTAATGATATTGCAAACGAGGCTCGTAGATTAGCTCCAGTGGGAGTTACAGGATTTTTGAGAAAATCAATACGAGTTAAACACGAAGGCGATGATACCTATGTAGGCTCAGATTTACAATATGCTCCTTATGTAGAATATGGAACAAAACCTCACTGGACTTCTGCTCAGAACTTGAAGGATTGGGCTATGTATAAATTAGGCGCAGGAAAGGGTAAAGCAGGCGAGAAAGAAGCTTTAAGCGTTGCGTATGCAATTATTCATAAGATAGCTCAAGAAGGAACTAAACCTCATCCTTATTTGACTCCAGCGTGGGATAAATACAGGGATATATTGATTAAACGAATAGACGAGATAATGAGATGAACATAATCGATGAAGTAATCTTAAAACTTAAACTGCTTAAAGAACTCGACAAAAAAGTGTATAAATACTGGCCTCCTAATTTTCATAGTTTGCCTGTTTGCTCGGTTACTTTAATTAGTGCTCCTGACAAGGTTTGGGGTGATAGTAAAGGACAAGGTTTATTGGAAATACGCATACAAGTAAATACTTGGGAAAAGGTCAATGCAAAGATAGAAGGATTATCAAACTTGATAATTGAAAAAATGTATGAGTTGCCTTATCCTATTATTCAAGAAATGTGTATGGTAGATATAAGTGATACTAACAACGAAGTTAGAACGATACAAGAGTTTTTGATTAAAGGAGGAAATATATGAAAAAAGATATAAACAAGAAACCTCCACAATTTCCACAATTAATTGAAATGACAATAAATGATGATAGAATTGTAATTGATGGAGAAATAGATTATTTGAGTGCTCCACCATTTGAACAACGTGGAGAAATATACTTGCCTTATTCGGAAATATGTCGATTATTACTTCTGGATATAAGGCGAGAAAATAACAAAATAATAGTAAGGAGGTAAAAATGGCTCTATTAAACGTGCAACAAGTTGATTTAACTGGTGTAAAACCAACGTATAATGCTTGTAATGCAGCAGGGGACACTTTTTACAATAATGGACAAACATATATTCATATCAAGAATGGAGATACAAGCTCTAAAACAATAACAGTTGTAT